GTGGTGGTAGAGATAGGGCTGGTGGTGGGGGCGCTGGTGGGTTCAGAACTGGTACAGGTCTAGCCGTGTCTACCACAGGCGGCGATGGTAATGGTAATTACACAGTAACGGTTGGCGGTGGCGGCCCAGGGGCGGTATCTCCGGCAAGCGGAAGTTCAGGATTTAATTCCGTTTTTAGCACCATTACTTCTACAGGTGGTGGAAGAGGTGCATCTAGTTCACCTGCTTATGCTGCTTCAACAGGTGGTTCTGGAGGTGGCGGGTATGGACAAAGCGCAGTAGCTAGTCTTACTGGGGCGGCAGGAGATACGCCTTCAACAAGCCCTAGCCAAGGCAACACAGGAGGCAATGGTACTGATGCTCCCAATTACAACTCAGGTGGTGGTGGTGGTTCTGGTGGAGTTGGGAAAAATGGTGGCGCAGCAGGTGGTAACGGTGGTGAAGCAACAGCAAATAGCATTTCTGGGTCATCCGTTTATTATGCTGGTGGTGGTGGTGGTGGGTCGTTTAATTCTACTGGCGGATTGGGAGGTAATACATCTACCTCATCTCAAAAAGGCGGTGCTGGAGATGGCGGCCCAGGTAGCCCAGTAACTTCTGGTGGTGCAGGAACTGCATATACAGGTGGTGGTGGTGGTGGGGGTAGTAACGGAGGTGGGTCTGGCGGCAACGGCGGCTCCGGTATCGTAATCATCAAAATCAATCAATAACATGACTACAAAAACATATCGCTTTCTAGGCATTGACACAGCCATGCACCTACTTAGGCCTGGAGCCAAGTGGGAAATCAGTAACAACGTGTTTACTCGGTGGGACGATCCACGACCATGCCCCAGCATTGAAGAAGTGTATTGGGTTATTGACAAGATCAGAGAGTTTGAGGACAGCATCCCAACGATCTACACCGACGAGCAGTTAAAAGAGATGGGCATAGCCAAAGAGGAATTTGAACGTGCAGTTGCATAACCTATTCCCCATCCCTGTTGGTTTTGCAGAGCTTGGTAGACCCTTGAGCGATGAGGAGTTGTTCTTCATCCGTGAACTGCAAACAAGACCCAACATGGGTAACACCACAAGCACGAACAATTTTGTTTTGCGTGACTCTGCGCTGACAAGCCTTCGTTCGTTCATTGAAGATGCGGTATCGGATTACTTCAAAAGCACAGTCAACCCCAAGCACAATGTCAGCCTGAGAGTTACCCAAAGCTGGTGCAACTACAGTGAACCAGGGCAATACCACCATAAACACGCACATCCTAATAGCTACATCTCAGGCGTGTTTTATGTGCAGACCAACGCCAACGACAGGATTTACTTCTACCGTGATGGCTGGCAGCAGATCAAATTCCCGCCTGAGCAGTGGAACCCGTACAACTCAGAGTCTTGGTGGTTTGAAGCGACTGTCGGCAAGCTGATTCTGTTTCCATCGTCACTGACGCACATGGTTCCTGAAGTCAAAGGCGATGACACAAGAATCTCACTATCGTTTAACACCTTCCCGGTCGGTGTTGTCGGGGAAGAAATGGACTTAACTGGATTAAAGCTGGAGGCGTAATGGCTCACTTTGCCCGCATAGACGAAAACGGTTTGGTGTTGCAAGTTGTTGTGGTTGACAACAAGGATACGGCTGACGCATTCGGCGTTGAGAAGGAACACATCGGCGCAGCGCATCTTGAGAAGATTCTTGGTGGTACATGGAAGCAAACCTCCTACAACGGAAACATGCGTAAGAACTACGCAGGGATTGGCTACACCTACAGGTCAGACATTGATGCGTTTGTACCGCCACAGCCTTTTCCATCTTGGTTGCTCAATGCTGATGCACAGTGGGAAGCGCCTGTAGCCATGCCGACAGATGGTCAGATGTACACATGGGATGAAGATACAACTTCTTGGGTAGCACAACATGGCTAACACCATCAACGCCACATCAGGCATTGGCATTGTCTCAACCGCAGACAATACAAACATACTTAACTTGCAAACCAATGGTTCTAATGGTCTGACCATAGACGCTAGCCAAAACGTATCCTTTGCTAATCAACTTGTACTTGGTGTTAGCGGTACAACCATGCAAGTCAGGCTGTCTGCTGCGGCAGAGACAGTAACCATTGCTGCGACAGCGGCTACAGGTACAGTTAACTTTGATGTATCTACACAGTCCATTCTGTACTACACCAGTAACGCATCTGGTAACTGGACGCTGAACATTCGTGGGTCTAGTTCAGTAACGCTCAATAGCATCATGTCAACAGGTCAGAGCGTGACAATCACGCATATTGTGACTCAAGGTGCTACGGCTTACTACAATTCAGCAGTCACTGTAGATGGTACAAGCGTTACGCCAAAATGGCTTGGTGGTGCTGCACCATCATCAGGTGATGCAAGCAGTGTCAATGTCTATTCGTATACGTTAGTTAAAACAGGCGCTGGTTCTTTTACTGTTTTTGCTAGCAAATCGCTCTTTGCATAATGCCTATCCTATCTGCCTTTGGTGCCGCAAGAATCATTAGTGGCAGTACACAATCTAGCCAGCCATTGACTGTTAGTTTTCTATTGGTTGCTGGTGGTGGAGGTAGTGGTGGCGCATCAATTTCCACAAGAATAGGTGGTGGCGGTGGCGGCGGGGAAGTATTAGAAACATTAAATCAAGCAGCAAGCACTAGCGTTGCTTATGATATTGGTGTTGGTGTTGGCGGTACAGCTAGCAGCACAATACCTGCAACGAATGGTGGTGATTCATTCTATCGATCAGGCGTCAACGCTACGGCTAAAGGTGGAGGTAAAGGCGGTCAAGCGTATGCCACATCAAATGGCTATAACGGCGGTACAGGTGGTACAGGTGGTGGTGGCTACGGTGCGGGTACTGCTGGTGGCGTAACATCCGGTTCAACAGGTTATGCAGGTGGAGCAGGATTTACTGATGCCAGCACTGGAAGACCACAAGGCGCTGCTGGCGGCGGTGCAGGAGGCCCACCGACAGTAGGGTCTGGCGTTCTTTCATCGTATTACGTTAATGGAGGTGCTGGAAAAACTTCAGCAATTACCGGCTTAAATTACGGTGGTGGCGGCGCAGGATATGGTGGCACTGCAAGTGATGGTGGTGGTGTTCAGTCTAATGGTGTTAACGGTAGAGGTGGTGGTGCAGGAGGTAGAAGTAGTTCTGGCACCACGAATGGTTATACAGGTGGTTCAGGCGTAGTCGTACTTAAAATACCTCAGCAATACACCGCTACATTCAGTGGTGGCGTTACATCAAGCGTCACAACATCTGCTGGCTTTAAGATTTACACAGTTACTGTTGCGGGTGCAAGCCAAACGGTGACGTTCTCATGAACTTAGACAATCTCTCTAACGTCGTTTTTGGTGACGCTGATGGTTTGCGAGAGATGATCTTTGAAAACGCACAGCAACATCGTACGTTTTACATTCAGTTATTAGATCAAGACATTGTGATTCCTCAGTATCCATTAGGGGATGCTGATTTAGATGACTTAGATGATTGGTTGTGGTCTCACTACCAAGAGCATGAAGTGCTTGCAAACAGATTAAGTCTTGAGAATCCTTTTGATTTGTTTGATACAGACTGGAATCAGGAAGATGACTTTTACGAATGGTTGCAAGGTCATTTGAGTATTCACCAATCAATCATCAATCGTTTGGGGTTGTGACATGGCATTTAACCAAGGTGTATATGACTGGGTTCTAGCTAATATTGACAACCCTGAAGCTATTGCGGCCGCCATGGCTCAATATAGTGTAACAAGTGAGCAGCTAGCAGACGCGATTGGTCTTGATACAAGCTCTGTTAGTAATTATTTACAAAGTAATGATGTCCAAGTACCAGAACCAGAACCTGTAGACACTGGCCCTGTTTATACACAAGAACAATTACAAGAAGCTGGTCAATTTATTGTCAATAATTTTGATCAGCCTGAAGTCATAGCGCAAGTTGTACAAGACCTTGGTCTTTCAACGCAAGATGTTCTTGCTGCAGCACAAACTGTAGACCCAAATTTAACGACAGCCGATGTAACAAATTACCTAGCTAATGCCACTAGTCCCGTTGTTACTCAACCGGTTGTTACTCAACCTGTTGATACTGGCGGCGGCGGTGGGTTTGAAGATGTCGTCATTGATTCAGTGAGCGGTGGGGCAACGCCAGTAACACCTAGTACACCAACAACTGTTACAGCAACAACAATTACTGACGCTGATAACAACGCTTATGATCGCGCAACAATCTTAAAACTTGCACAGCAAATCTCACAGAACTTTGATGCAAGTAGCAGTAGTGGCGGTGCATTTGGCGTAACTGTTGAGCCAGATACAACAATCGGTTTCAAAGCGGCAGATGTTGAACAAATCTTAGGTAAGACACCATCTTCTGCGCAGATGGTTATTTTTGATATGGCAAGAGGCCTTGCTGCTCAAGGTATCACTGACGTATCAGAAATTGCTAAGTACAAGCCTACTGAAGTTGAAGTAACCGTAGAAGGTGAAAACGCTCCCACAACACAAACATTAACAAAATACATAGACCCTGCGACAGGCAAAGAGTTTTACCCTGATTTTGGTCGTACTTATGCAGGTGAGGGTGGTACAAATTACAGCATTAATATTGATCCATCAGGCACTGCTAAGTTTGTAACAAGAGCAGAGGATACAAGCGACGCTGGAACGATTTTGCCAGTAATATCTGTAGCATTGATGGCTATTCCAGCTATTGGTCAGGCAGTAGGTTCTGCAATACTTGGCTCAACGGCATCTGTTGCTACGGCAACAGCAGTAGGCAATGCAGTTATTAATGCCAGCATACAAATTGCAGCAGGTGTAGACCCTGAAAAAGCAATAGGTTCTGCTGCAGCTAACATTTTTGGCTCTCAGGCAACGCCTGCGCTTTCTAGTTTAATCAATGAATCTTTAGGCAATGTACAAGTTTCTAACATCATTGCAAAAGCCGTAGAAGGTGGCGTCAAAGGTTTATTGACAGATCAAGATGTTGGTAAAAGCGCTTTAGCTAGCGCTACAGGGCAAGCCTTGGGTAGCATCACACAGCAGATGATTGATGACCCTGCAACTGCAAGGCAAATTGCATCAGCAGTGTCAATGGGAACTTCTGCGGCGGTAGGTGGGCAAGATGTTGCAACCTCAGTGATCTCTGGATTAATTCAAGGGTCTAATGCTGCTCAAAAACAAGGTGGCGGCGCAGCGTCTGGGGCATCAACGTCGGTTTCTGAACCAAGCTCCGCAGGGCCCAATCTTACCGACGATCTTCCTGACAATATATTAAAACCTATCACATTAACGCCAGAAGAAATTGCTTCTCAAGGAAGAGCAATTGCAGCATCTCCTGATGCAACAGTATCTGGCATTACTCAAGACCCAGTGTTACAGCAAGTCATCAATGATGCAATTGATGCAAGCAATCGTACGCTTATTGCAGATACTTTTGCTAAATATCAAACAATGCCAGCAACAGCAGAGCAAATAGAAGCATGGGTTCAATGGGCAAAAACAAATCCTGATGAAAATCTTGTTCAAGCAATTGAGACTGGGTATCAAACTGCTGGTGTAAAACCGCTTTCTGAAAGTTCGGTAAGTGGGCCAACAAGTGGATCACAAGCGCAAGACACAACCGTTGATACAGGTGCGCCTAGTGGGCGTGTTGAAATAAGCGCACCTAGTGAGCCTGTCTTAACAGATACAAGTGGTACGGTGCCTACTGATGCGGAAGTATTAGGTCAAGTTATTGCTGATCGTGGCGGTGGAACGCCTATTAATGCTGGTGCAGTTACCGTTACGGCACCTAAAGAACCAGTCCTTACTGGTGATGAAACACTACCTACTGATACATCAATGGGTGGTGGATTGCCTGCTACTCCTGCAACTGGAGGCCCTGTTGTTGTGCAGGGCAAGCCTGATGTCATTGATGCTGGATCAGTCACTGTTACAGGTAAACCAGATATCAATGCAGGAACGGTTACTGTTACAGGGAAAAAAGACATTCTTGAAACAGACCCTGTTGTAGTTCAGTCAACGAAATTAATTGATCAAGGAGAGCCTGTTGTTGTTACTGGGAAACCAGAAGACGAATTGCTTCCTACAGACGAACAAATTTTAGACATTGTTAAACAAGACATAAAACCAGAAGTTGTATCAGAAGACTTATTACCAACAACACTTGCTCCGAGGCGTCCTAGGCCTGGCACTCGCGTTGTTGATGAAACGGCAGGACAACTATTACCGCTTCGACCAGGCTTGTCAGAAGGTTATCTTGGTGATATAGAGGGTACGCCTGAAGAAAAACAGCAACCCGTGTGGAATGTTAGATCGTTAAAACTACGTCGCTTGTTAGGAATATAATCATGGCTAAACAACTTGCCGCACTGCTTGGCGGTGGACTCGATCTAAAAGCGTTAGCAGAGATGCTACGCAGACAGGGGCGTGGGCAAGATACTATCTTGGCGCACATCACACCGCAAGAGGCTGCACTACTCAAGTCTAGAGGTGGTGCAGGAACCATGAATCCTAATACTGGGTTGCCTGAGTTTCAAGATGATTCAGAAAATTATGGTTATGGTTATGGAGATGAACCATATGTACAACCAGTAGCGGCTCCAAATATTGAGTACGGTCAAAGATTAGGCGAAGGGCCTATGGAGTTTGGCAATCCACTTGTCATTTCTGATCTAAACGACACCATGACACCTAACCAAGTTTTTACTACGAGTTCGGTTTCACCACAGTTTGAGCCTGCAATACAACCTTCATTCAGACCGTCGATGAATTACGGTTTAGGCATGTATGAAGGTGAAATGGTTGGCCAACCACAGGTAAGAGACCAAAAGCAAGCGGCAATAGATCGGGGTCAGGCTCCACAACGTGATATGCAAGACCTTGTTAAGTCAGGTGCTAAACAAGTCTTAGAAGGATTGAAGACGCGAACAGGTGCTGCATTAGGCCAAACAGCATTGGCTGCATTAATGGCTCGCCGTGGCTATAAGCAGGCTCGTGCTATGGAAAATGAGTTGCGCCAACTTGGTCAAGCGCCTAGACAGGTAGGCCAAGAGCAACTTGGTGCTGGCATGAGAGGTGAACTAACACCAGTGCAGCAACAACAGATTGCAGCTTTCCAAGCGCAACAACGCCAAGCATTGGCAAACATGGGGCAAAGATCAGGGACTGCGCAACAGCAGTTAGGCGCTAGGACTGTAGAGATGCAGCAACGTGGTGCTCAGGACTTGATTAACCAAGGGTTGAAGAACATTGGTATCTCAGACAAGTATCTGCAACAGGCCATTATTGCAGGTTACGAAGCAGATAGCGCAGTTGGTACTGCGCTTGGTAATGCGCTAAGAGCGTCTGGAAAATTGCTTGCTGGTGAAGCATCAGATGAAGTCGCCAAGCCTGTAGAGACTGCTGCAACGAAACAAAGAACTCCATTGTCTAGCAAATTAGGTGGTTAATCATGACGACAAGCATTACTAGTCTGCGCAACCCAATTGATGATTTAACGTCGCAGTTAAATCAACCGCCGGCTAAACCGCCTGGTACTTTAGAGCAAGAATTTGGTGGCATGGTGCAGCGTGGCGCTAAGGCTAGGGAACTTGCGCCTCAAATAATGCAAGAATCTCTTAAACAAGAACAAAAAGTTGGTAAAGACATTATGCAGCAGCGCACACAAAGCGCTGAAGACGTAGGAAATCTTGCAAAAAGACAGGCTGCTAGTACAAAGCTGTTAGAAGAAGAAGCAATTGCTGCGCGGCCACAACCTATTGAGTTTGCTCCAACTCAACAAACTCCTGAACAATTACAAACTATTGCAATATCAATGATGCTTGTTGGTGCGCTAGCAGGTGGTGGTGCAAAACGCAGTGGCATTGCTGGTTTGAAGGCAATGACTGGAATGCTTGATGGTTACAAGCAGGGCCGTAAAGATGTCTTTGATAGAGAAAAGATCATCTTTGAAAAAGCACTTGAAACTCAGAAACAGAAGATAGAAGAAGTAAAAGCAATGTATGAATCTGCTGTCAGAGCAAAGCTAGCAGGAGATCAAGCAGAGTACAACTCTTTGCAAGCAAGAATTCAAGCAGAGACTGACAATGGAACAATGCAGTATGCGTTTGCCACACGCAATACAGACCAAATCAGAAAGCAACTAGAGGCTGCTGAAAAAGGCATGAGTGAAGGTCTAAAAGGCATGGCAGATTTGAGAGAAGCAGAAGAAAATCGTAAGTTGCGTCGAGAAGAACTTGCCGCAAGAAGAGGTGAATTCAAGACAGTTGGCGTAGACGAAAACGGAAACGTCGTTCAGATTAACGAAGCTGGGACTACAAGAACTGTAAGTGGCGTTAAACCAGCAAGCGCTTCTGGGAGTCGATTCACGCAACAACAAGCTATAGCTCAGAGAGCAGTTAACTCGTTAGGAGGCGTTGCTTCAGCACTTGAATCAATTCGTGAATTGCCAGCAGGAACTACTACTGGATTGTTGCCAAACTTACAAACTAAAGATGGCATGTTCAATTATGTTCGCAACACAATGGGTAGAAAGATCGCTCCTCGTGATGCTGAAATGATGAACACGTTATTTACAGGTATTGGAAGAAACTTAGCCTCTATTGAATCAAGCGGCATTGCAACGGGTTTAGTTGAACTTTCTAAACAAATGCAATCAGGTACATACATTAATTCAGGCGTAGATGATCCTTATAAAGTAGCAATAAAACTAGCTGACATACGGCGTATTGCAACCGAAAACATTCGTCCGGCCATAGAGTCTGGTGGGATGCCTAAACAGCAAGCAGAAACTGCTATGAAATTAGTTGAGCGTATTGAACAAGCAATACCGTTCGACACTATTGATGTAGTCCGCGCTGCAAATTCTAAAGGCAGGCCAACAATTGGTGAGCGTACAACGCAAGTTGTAAAGGGCGCTGTACAGATGCCAACTTTTGCAACACAAGAAGAAGCTCAGGCTGCTCGTGACAGAGGTGAAATTACTGCTGGCACAGCGATTCGTATTGGTAACCAAACAGGTAAATGGAAGGATTGAAATGCCTTTTGAGCCAGACGCAGAACCAAAAACAGTGTCAAAAAAAGGTCAGTTTGTACCTGACATAGAAGAATATGAAACACCATCTATTCCTGAACGCTTAGGCGCTACAGCTTATGGTGCTGTGACTGGTGCGTTAGGCGCCCCAGGTGAAATAGAAAAGTTTGCATTTCAAACAGCGCCTGAATTTATTGGTAAATTTATTGGCGTCAAAGAGCCTGGCAAAACATCAGGCGCTCGCCAACTTTTAGCGCAAAAGTTGTTTGATAGAGAAACGTTATTCCCTACAACAAAAGACATTGAGCGTTTTGGTGAACGTGTTGGCGTACAGCCACCAAGAGAAGAATTAGCTGGCGCAAAAATGCTTGGTGAATTGGGAGCAGGAACGCTACCGCTAATACCTCGATTAGGTAGGGCTTTAGTTGGCGAGACATCTGCGACAAGCGAGGCGGCTGCAAGAAGGGCTGAAGAATTAGGATTCAAGATTTCTCCTGCGCAAGCAAGAGCAGATCAACCTATTCCAATGAAAGGCGCTACTGGTTACGCCATACAAAACCAGACTCGTGCTAATCAACTTGCTAGCAGAGGAACTGGTAAACAAGTCAATGAGATTGATGACAAGTTCATATCGGAAAGATTTCAGTCTTTAGGAAAAGACTTTGACAATCTTTACCAGGGAAGAATTTTTACGATTGATCAACCGGCTATTAATGCGTTGCGAGCTATTGCTCAAATGGAAACGCAGTTACCTGGTTTTGCGGCGGTTAACCCTGTTAAACAAGAAGCACTGAATTTAATCAATAACTACCAGCGTCTTGCATCAAGACCTGGTGCAAATCCATCGTCATTCGCCGTAGAAGGCGAAGCGCTTCAACGCATGAGAAATGCTTTGGCCCAAGCGGCAAGGTCTTCTTCAAACCGTGGTCAAGCTCATGAAATTTACGACATCATCAATGTGATTGACGAATCAGTAGAAAGAAACCATCCTCAGATTGCCAAACAACTTGCAGAACTTAGACCAAAGTATCGAAACACAGTCATCTTAGAAGACTTGTATCGCAAGGCTGGCATAAGGCAGGGCAACATAAGTCTTGAAGACCTTGGCGACATGCTTGCAAGTAGCAATAAACAACTTGTGCGACGCACAGGTATGGATATTGATGAGCTTGGCAAATTAGGAAGGGAACTTAGGTTGCGAGCTAGGTGGCAACCAGAAGGCTCTACAGCCACTGCTGCTGAACAAACAGGTAGGGCACTTGGTACGGCACTTATAGGCCGAGGCGCAGATTTAGCGTCGCAATTACTAAGAACTCGCGGAAGCGTGGCAAGAAGAGCGCAGCGTTTCTATGCTGACCGTCCAAATGTTGGCGCTAATGCCACGATACCGGCAGGTTTAGCAACGGCTACGGCAGTTAGACCATTGCAAACAACGGAGGAATAAATGCCCCTTAAGAAAGGTAGTAGCCAGAAGACAATCTCCACCAACATTGGAGAGATGGTGCGTAAATTCAAAGATAGTGGCAAGATTGGCACAAGCCGTCCTGCTAGCAAGAGAGCGGCAGTCAAGCAGGCTGCTGCAATAGCCTATTCCACAGCGCGTAAACCAAAGAGAGGTATGCGATGAACTACGATGGCATGATGAAAGCTGAAGGCAATAAAGAGATGAAGCGTCAGCAAGCGCAAGCCGCTGAAGCAGGACGCAATGAGGTTGCAGGTTCGCTTGCAGCACAACGTGCGCTTGGCCGTCAGCCTATGAACAAGATGCCTGAGCGTCAGCCCAAGCGTCGCATGATGCGGTGAAGCGTAAGCAATTGGGCATAAACCCTGACTTAGAGGCTGCGATAAGCAAACTCTTGGCTGAAGTCATGGCAGACCCTGAAGCAAGCCTTACAGACAAGTCGAAGATTATTGATCGAGCATTGAAGTTAGAAGCGATTCGCCTAAAAGCTAGTGATGCTGACTGGGGAAGAGGCTTCATGGATGAAGACGAAGATGAAGATAGTTAAGGTAGACTAGATAACCTTAATTAACCCCATGAGGCTGAACATGGATTCTAATCTTCTGTTGAAGGTAGTACGTATTAGTTTGAAGTTAGTGGTGGCGAGGGTGTTGACAATCTTGGCGTTGTCGATGACTTTTGCCTTAGCTTGCTGGACAATGTGGGGGCCGAGTTATGAGCGGATCGCTGCATTGCTTATCTTTGCCATCACAGTGTTTTTACCATCCTTAATAAAGGAAACAAAGCATGATGACGATGACGAAAGTGGTGAGCAAACAGGTGGTGCTAAAGCCTAGCCAAGGCACGACCAAGCAAGTCACCCCAAACTTCCAGCCTAAGTTCACCAACGGTGCGCCATGCTATGGCACCATGACGGCAGCGCAACAGTGGGGGAACAAAGGTGGCAAATAATATCGCTTTTCAACCGATGGGCAAGACCTATCGGTTAAACCTGACAACCACATCAGCACAAGTTGCAGTCAATGCTGACTCGCCTTGCAACCAGGTGCGTATTCACAATGGCACTGCTGGCGAAGTGTTTATACGTTTCTCAGGAACGACAGGTCAGGCTGCTGTTATCCCTGTGTCAGGTACGCCAGACTATGGCATTGTGGTGCATAACAATTCCACTGAAATATTCTCTGTGCCACAGGCTGCAATCTCTGCACAGGCTACGCTTTACGTTTCAGGCATTGTTTCAAGCGGCACTGGTTTTGTTTACATCACGCCAGGAGAGGGGCTGTAGGTATGGAAATCTCGATGTCAGTAGTCATACAAGCCCTGATTGGTGCTGCTGCCGGAGCCTTTGGTGCGTATGTAGCAATTCGATCAGACCTGGCAGAACTCAAGGCTAGGGTTGAAGTGCTGCATAGTGCAACAGATAAGGCGCATTCGCGCATTGACCAGATTCTGAACAAGTAATGGATGATAAGACTCACGAGTTAGCAGTCCTTAAAGCGCAAGCCAGAATAAGGCTTGATGAGCTTAAAGCACAAGACTCGGCCAAAGAAGTAGCAGGTAAAGCCATTGGTGAAGATGGCCTGCTGTATATCTTCTTGATCGTACTCGTGGGTGTTGGTGCTTCGCTTTTCCTTGATGGCGAGAAGATTGCTGCCGTGATGGGTTTGCTCGGCGCTTCACTCACTGCACTTATCCAGATGCTAAATGGCATTGCAGGAACTGCTGCCAAGCAGGAAAAGCCAGAGTTTGAAGTTATTAAAGATTTGATCCAACGTCTTGACAAGCTAGATCGTGCTGAGCAGCCCATGCAAGTGGATGTTGAAGGCAGCAAAGTGACCGTGAAGAAGGGCCAAGACATTGTAACGGCTAAGGGGTAATCATGTTTGAGCTACTCGGCGGCGGTCTTCTCGGTTCAATCTTCGGCGGCCTGTTCAGGCTTGCTCCTGAAGTCTTGAAGTTCTTGGATAAAAAGAACGAACGTCAGCATGAACTCAACATGTTCCAGTTGCAGACTGATCTTGAGAAGATGCGTGGCACTTTTAAGATGGAGGAGAAGTATGTTGACTACAGTGTTCAGCAACTTGATACCATCAAAGCGGCGTTTGAAGAGCAGGCTGAGACGGCTAAAGCAGCAGGTTGGTTTGTGGCTGCTATCTCGGCGCTGGTGCGTCCAGGCATTACTTGGGCTTTGTTCTTTATGTATGCGACAGTCAAGGCGGCTACGCTTGTTATGGCGTTTCAAAGCAATGCGCCGTGGCACGAAGTCATCCTGAAATGTTGGGATGAAGATGACTTTGGCTTGTTCACCATGGTGTTGACCTTCTGGTTTGTTGGAAGAAGCATAGAGAAGTACAAGTGAATGAAGCGATTGATCTTGCCGTCAACGTACTCATTAAGCCCTTTGAAGGTTATGCTCGACGTTTGCCTAACGGCGATTGCTGTGCTTATCCTGACCCCGCTACTGGTGGCGACCCTTGGACTATTGGCTATGGTTCTACTGGTCGTGATATTAGGCAATACACTGTCTGGTCAAAAGAACAAGCTGAAGATGCCCTTCAGGAGCATGTCCGGCACTTCATATCCGGACTGGTAAAACTCTCACCAAGGCTTGTTTCTGCAAGCCCTAGACGTATTGCCGCGGTGATCAGTTGGGCGTATAACTGTGGCCTTGGTAACTACAGAATCTCTACCTTCAAGAAGCGCATTGACGCAAGCGACTGGGAAGGTGCAGCGGAGGAATGCCGCAAGTGGAACAAGGCTGCAGGCCGAGTGCTTCCAGGGTTGACCAAGCGTCGAGAGGCTGAAGCACTGATGATGAGGTAAGCATGGCAAACCCGATTGCAAAGACAACCCGCGGCAAAGGAAGGCACTTTCAGTCTGTTGCTGAAGGTGGTGGCATGACAGAAGCCGGCAGGAAGGCTTATAACAGGGCTACAGGCTCCAATCTGCAAGCGCCTGCACCTAACCCTTCAACGCCAAGAGAAAAGGCTAGAAAGAAGAGTTTCTGTGCTCGATCACGATCATGGTCTGGCCCTAGAGGCAAGGCTGCTCGCAGACGCTGGAGGTGTTAGATGAAACAAGGACTGTACGCAAACATTCATGCCAAACGTGCTCGCATTGCAGCAGGTTCTGGCGAGAAGATGAGAAAGCCAGGTAGTAAAGGCTCCCCCACCGCCAAGAATTTTCGAGAATCCGCAAAGACTGCCAAAAGAAAACCCCGACGCTAGGTCGGGGAAAGCTCGTGGGAAGAGCGGGTAGAGGAGACAACACCGAGGCTATCTGCTCGCTTGCCTCAAGCGCTTAACCTACTGGCAGATTCAGTGGAGTCAAAGTTCATTCTGCATGAGCGTGATCGCATCGTCAAGTCTGAAGATCACCAGACTCTCCTTGCCATCAGCCCTGCAAATCACAACCGGTACTTTTTCACCCTTGGATGAAACTTTGGCCTGTTCCATCCATTCGTAGAGAGCAATCTTCCTGCGACGCTTGCATTCGATCATAAACGGGCCTAGATCGATGTCTGAGCCGCCATCTCTTGCCTGCCCTAGTACACGGGTCACCTTGGTTCCTAGGCGCTCTGTGAGGGCATTACAGACCTCTCGCTCATAACTGGCACCACGGTCTTTACCTAGTTTGCTCAATCTCTGACTCCTCGAAGCACTTTCCAGGCTTCTTCACGAATTTCACCTTCGACACCATAACCAAAGACATCAGGGTCTAACAATGCACGGATAAACGAATTACGGATAGATAGTTGTCGTTCTGTTCGAGCCACCATGACTCTCAACTCGTGGTTGAGTTGCTGCAGTGTCTCGATCCTAGCTTGCAAGTCCTCTGATTTTGGAATCATGATGGCCTCAAATTAAATGGATTGTTAAAGATTTCTGGATCAAGTGTGATTCGTTTTTTTGAAAATTTGTACGGTCTATTCACTGGATGTTCTGGTACGGGTTCCATGGTGATGAACTCAAAGAAATATTCTTTACGACAGTTGATGATGCAAGGCTTGCTTTTGATGTAGCCATTCTTTGCCAGAAAATGCAGTGCGTGAATTGCGGTAGAACGGTTGATCTTGGTTTGCAATTGAACATCCTTAGATGTAACGGGTGTCTTACGTTTTGAGACGTATTTCAGAATCTTTGTTTGAATGTCAGTGAGTGTCATGCCATATCCTTTCTGAGAGCAGCGTCCCATACTTTCTCATCAGCGCCTTTGATGACTTCTTGTGTCGTGAATCGATGCAAGCAAGCGACGCAACGCCGCCTGCGTGTCACCCAAGCGTTAGCCGGTTTCTTACCACCATACCGGCGTGTCTCGAGGATGATCGTGTCGTTGAATTCACTTCGTTCAGCGCACTTTGGGCAGAGCATTAGAACGGAACACTGTCATCGTCTTGGTAACCAACCTCACGACCTTGCTTTGGAGGCTGACCTGGTACGAAGTTATTGACTCGTATTGAGATGAGTTCACCGTAGTTGCCGCGCTTAGTCCATGCCGACAGTTTGATTACGTCCCCTGCCTTATAGTTTTGGTCGCAGGTGAAACTGCCAGTCCAGTCTGGTGCTTTATCAGACTTTCGGTACTGTTCTTTAACGGTAAAAAGTACGCCACTGCCTTGTTGCTGTTCAAAAGCCATTGTCATTTCCTTACAAGTTGATATTCGGCAAAGGATTTGCCATTACGGTTGATGGTGTGTGTCACGATGGTGTGACCCTGCTTTCTTAGTTCTTCGACCCTGGCTGCGAGCCTTGTTGAACCAATCTCTGCATAGGCTTGCAGTTGCGTGAGCGTTCCATGGTGCAAACGCTCAAGCACTGCCTGCGTCTGCGTCAATCGAACACTACGTCTTCCTCCGCATCCAGAGTCACGACCTTTTTTGCGATATAACCCTCGACCGCATGATCGTGACAGCGCTTTTTGAATGCAATGGCTGCAACCCCTGTAAAGTGATCGATGGTTTCGTGGTTGACCCGAAAAAGCGACACCAGCTTGGAATTCTTCTCCTCATTGTTCATCTTCTTCGAGTCAGCGATCTTGTTGATCAAAGCAAAGAAGTTGTCCTGCCACGCTAATTCGTCCTGGTGAGCGCTGTAAACCTTGCTTCCAGCGCCATCAGGAACCATCACCTTAAACTTACCCTCAATGACCTCAGTAAGCGGCTGGAGAGCCTGTACAGGCGGCATGTCAACCTTCTGATATTGGTTAGCAGGGATGGTGTCCAGTTCAGTTTCATCAAGCATCCCCAATCCGCAGTGAGCAAGTACAGTCCTGCGTATCGCCTTGGTTGTAGCCTTCATCAGGGCATTAGCTAGTCTCTCTCCATTAAGACCTGCGATGTCAACTGCTCCCTGATTTTCAGAGCTTCGTCCATCTTTGCCAGTGCATCGGACAGATACAAGATACACATTCTCAACTCTCTCTCGGTTAGTGATCGCAGTGG